TTTGCCATGATCGGTATCGTAGCAGGATTAGGTGCTTACCTAACAACAGGACAAATCATTCCAGGTTTTGTGTAATGAACAATAAAGACATTTTTGTAAAAGCACAAGGTAGAGCAGCGATGATGGGATTCATCGTATTACTTGTAACATACGGATTTACAGGACAACTTGTACCTGGTATCGTATGATAGGGTTAGCAGATACAGTTAGTATTTCACCCCTTACTGCCATCCTATGGGTGTTCTACCCCATAGGTGGTCTAATTCTTATCGAATTATTTCTACGCTCACTTGACAACGACGACGATGACGACGGTGGCGGTGGCGTAATGACACCAGTTTATCAAGGAGCTTAGCATCATGTATCACATTCTATTCACATCAGTAGTTGCTTTATACATCGTCTCTGGTGTAGGCAACATAGCATTCGCCTAATAGCGAAAGGTCTTTTCACTTTTACCCCTCAATCTAAAAAGCGATGAAGAAAGTATTTTTCAGTCCTTATTATCCTCTTATGGAATTTGGTTTTTTTGTCATAGTAGGAACTGTAGTAGGACTAACAGGAGCAGTATGAAATATCATATACCACTAAAATACATACCAAGAATATTTTATTGGACACTTACATTTGCATTGTTGTACGGTATTAGCACGATAGCATACGTATAAAACACGCGATTGACATAATCCAATCATAGTGTTATGCTAGTATCAATACCCAAATATTATGAAACTCAGGGAACCTATGAGATTATCTGAAAAAACAACAAAGATACTACAAAACTTCACGTCAATCAACCAATCACTGTATTTCAAGGAAGGAAATATATTGAGAACTATTTCTGTGATGAAAAATGTATTGGCAGAAGCAGAGATAGATGAGTATATACCACGCGAGTTTGCCATCTATGACCTTCCACAGTTCTTAAACACGTTGTCATTGACTGCTACACCATCCATAGATGTGTCTACCAATCAAACACATGCAACAATCAAAGGAACAACAAATAATAAAACAAAGTTTTTCTTTTGTGATCCAAGTGTTATTATCGCACCTCCAGAAAAACAAATGGAACTACCTAGCGTAGATGTTGAATTTACATTAGGAGAACAGGATCTAAAGAATTTGTTGAAAGCATCTTCAATAATGCAATTGCCAGATTTATCTGTTGTAGGTAATGGTAACACTGTAGAGGTCGTAGTATCTGATCGCAAGAATGATACTTCCAATGAATATAATTTGACAGTAGGTAATACTACAAATACATTTTCATTCAATTTCAAGATTGAAAATATAAAAACATTGATAGGAAGTTATCATGTTCAGATCTCTAAAAAGAATCTTGCCAAGTTTTATAGTTCACACTACAAACTTACATACTTCATTGCTTTAGAACCTGATTCTTCATACGATGAATAGTGAAGGTAGTCGAGAAAATTTTCGCATCAATAAAGATGAAATATCTAAGATTGTGAAAAAATACAAGAAGATAAAAAAGTATCAAAAATCAAACATCTTCAAAATCAAAAATTTAGATCATGAGTGAATTTCTTTGGGTTGAAAAATATCGCCCCAAGACAATTGAAGAATGCATTCTACCCGAATCAACTAAAGAAACATTTACTGAATTTGTAAAGAATGGTGAATTGCCAAATTTACTATTGGCAGGACCACCTGGTGTTGGTAAAACAACAGTTGCAAAAGCATTATGTAATGAATTAGGTGTTGATTATTATGTAATTAATGGTTCAGATGAAGGTAGATTCCTAGACACTGTTAGGAATCAAGCAAAGAGTTTTGCATCTACTGTCTCTTTGACAAGCACTGGTAAACATAAAGTAATTATTATTGATGAAGCAGATAATACTACTCACGATGTTCAACTTCTTCTTCGTGCTAATATTGAAGCGTTTTATAACAACTGTCGTTTCATCTTCACATGTAATTACAAGAACAAAATTATTGAACCTCTCCACAGCAGATGCTCGGTGGTCGAGTTTGGAATTAGAGGGAAAGAAAGACAAGAATTAGCAGCAAAATTTTTTAAAAGATTGCAATCAATATTGAATGATGAAGGTGTCAAAAGCGATCCAAAGATACTTGTTGGTTTGATCAATAAACATTTTCCAGATTGGAGAAGAGTTTTGAATGAATGTCAAAGACATTCTGCAGGAGGAGAGATAGGTTCTCATGCACTTACCGCGTTGCAACCAAGCAATGCTAATGAATTGGTAGGTTTTTTATCTAAGAAAGAGTTTCAAAATGTAAGAAAATGGGTAGTACAAAATCTTGATAATGATCCGAATGCTATACTAAGATCAGTTTATGACACAATATACGATAGTATGAAACCAAATTCTATACCAGAAGCGGTTCTCATTATTGCAAAGTATCAGTATCAATCAGCATTTGCAGCAGACCAAGAAATCAACATGCTTGCAGCGATGACAGAACTAATGGTACAGTGCGAATTTAAAGTATCATAAATTAGTATGTGATAAAAATCGAATACAACATGAAATGTTTAGTTACAGGTGGTGCGGGATTCATAGGATCTCACATCGTCGAGAGACTACTTGGAGATGGTAGTGAAGTTGTTTGTATAGACAACGAGTCAGCAATCAGTAATGATTCATTCCACTGGTATGCTGCAGCAAATAATCATAAGGTAGATATAAGAGATTATGATAAGATAAGACCTTTATTTGATGGTGTAGATTGTGTATTTCATTTAGCAGCACTTAGTAGAATACAAATTGCCATGAAAAATTCAGATGAGTGTTTAGATGTCAATTATATTGGCACTAACAATCTTTTGAAATGTGCTGCAGAGGCAGGAGTAAAAAGATTTGTAAACTCCTCTACATCATCCTCATATGGTTTGGCAAATACACCACCTCTAAAAGAGGACATGCCCACTGATTGTCTAAACCCATACTCAGCATCTAAAGTTGCAGCAGAAATTTTATGTCAGATGTATTCAAAATTGCACGGACTCTCAACCGTGACCTTGAGGTATTTCAATGTTTACGGTCCTCGTCAACCTTTAAAGGGACAATATGCTCCCGTGATTGGTTTATTCGAGGAGCAAAAGAAGGCAAAGACTCCTTGTACTATAGTAGGGGATGGTGAGCAAAGAAGAGATTTCACACATGTATCTGATGTCGTAGAAGCAAACATGTGTGCAATGCAAACAAATTGCAATGGAGTTTTTAATATCGGCACAGGTAAAAATCATTCTGTAAATGATATTGCAAAAATGGTCAATAACCCTTATAATACAATACAAATACCAGCAAGACCTGGTGAGGCAAGAATAACTCTTGCAGATAATACAAAAGCAAAAACATTATTGGGTTGGGAACCTAAAAAAGAACTTCATGAATACTTTGAAAACTCCTCTAAGATATCCAGGTGGTAAGTCAAGAGCAGTAGATAAAATTTATTCAAGATTCCCAAATGGTATAAAAGAATATCGAGAACCTTTTTTGGGTGGTGGTAGTTTAGCAATACACATGTCACAAAAACATTTTCATACACCTATTTGGGTGAATGATTTGTATGAACCTTTGTATAATTTTTGGGCATGTTTACAAGTAGCGGGTGATATCATGCAGGAAAGACTTGTTAAGTTGAAAGAAGATAATCCATATCCAGAAAAAGCAAAGGAATTATTTTTATCATCAAAAGACATTTTATCTACTGACGGAAATGATGTCAACAGAGCGATTGCTTTTTATGTTGTGAACAAGTGCAGTTTCAGTGGTCTCTCTGAATCAAGTTCTTTTTCCGCACAAGCAAGTGATTCAAATTTTTCAATGCGTGGTATTAATAAATTGACATCATACATGAAGATAATAAAAAATTGGAGGATAACAAATTTATCTTATGAAGAATTATTAGTTGGTGATGACGATTCATTCATATATCTTGACCCACCATATGAAATAGGATCTAATCTATACGGTAGGAAAGGTGCAATGCATAAAGGATTTGACCATGATGTATTTTTTACTAATTGTGATATATCACAACAAAGATGTTTGGTTAGTTATAACACGACTCAAGTTATAAAGAATAGATTTTTAAACTGGACAGCATCAGAGTTTGATTTGACCTACACAATGAGATCAGTTGGCGACTATATGAACGATCAAAAACATAGGAAAGAGTTACTATTGTCAAACTACTAGATACTATAGTATCACGTAAATTATGCTTTCAACCCAATATAGGTTAAGATTAGAAAAGATCTGCAAAGACATTGCCTCTGGAACTGAGGTAAGTATGGAGGACATGATATGGGCTCAGAAATTAGCAAAAGCAAATACAAGTGCAAGAGGTATGTTAAAACAAGCACGAAGATTATCTACAAATCCAAACGAGTCTTTTCTGAATAGCTTGAATATAGGCGATCCCGATTCAAGTAATCATCGTAGGGGTTTTGGTAGTCCAGATGAAATAGTAGATTGGTTTCATCAAGAAAGATC